GACTGTGAATCTTATCTCCACTCGCACGCTTACAGTATCTGGAGGGTTAACATTCTCTGGGGATGGCGGAGTTGTATTTGAGCCTGCTACAGGAACTTCCACTACCATTACTCCAAGCGGAGGTGTTGTTTTTAGTGGAGACGGAGGACTGACAAGAGGTCTTATTGTTCCAGTATCTGGAGGGATTCTGCTATCTGGAGCAGTGACAGTTAGCAAGGAACTTGGGATAAGTTCTTCTGGAGGAGCGGTGTTTTCTGGGAATGGTAATATGAACTCCTCGCTAGCTATTGTTCCATCCGGACAAGTTAGCTTTGGTGGGAGCAGTTCTGTTATTTTTATTCCTGTCAGCGGCCCCGCTGCCACATTGATTCCAAAGATAACTATAGGAATCGGAATCTCGGTGTCATGAAAAAAGCCCCAAAGGATATTACATCCAGAGGGGCTTTTTCTTTATTGCAGAATGATTGTTTGCGCAGGGACAATCTCTCTTAAAACTTCTAGTCTTCCTGCTAAAATCGCACAGAGTTGATTCCTTTCCTCTAGTGTGTATGTGCCATCAAGAACAACTCCACAGTATACAGCGATTTGGGAAAGTCGAATATCTGTTTCAGTTGCTGGATGTTGTGCTAAGAGAGCTTCCAGCTTAGGATGATAGCCTGTTGCAAGTTCTTTGTTCAATGCCACATAGCCATCTGGAAACATCTCGATTGTGTATTTACCTTGCTTGAAACTGTCCATCATTTTGCCTTGCTCGGTGCTCGCGGCCTTGCATAATCTTTTGGCTTAGCTGCTAGCTGTTTAGCTCTGGCTTCGGGAGAAGCGATTGAGCGAAGAATCTGCGGGTCATTAGGGGAAAGATTTACTTTCGATTCCATCCATGCAATGTCCTTTCTTTCAACAGCGTTATGGAAGTCTAAGATTTCCTGGGAGGAAGCGTAGTAGGAAGGAATCCATACAGCGCCTTTCCCTTTAGTCCACTCTTTCTTTCCAACCTCTGGCGGGCACCACCAAGAAATCCAGATAACTACAGGAGAATGCACGCTACCTGTTGTAATTCCTTTTGCTTCTTTATCAAATGGAGTGCAGGCTTGGGCACTAAGATAGAAAGCGGAGAGTGCTAGAGACAGAAGAACTTTTTTCATTTAATGTATTCCTTGTAGGACTTGACACCTGAGAAGTGGATAATTCTTCCAGGCTCTCGAATGATTATTGGGTAGGTGTCTTGAATAGCATCTATTTGTTCTGAAGAGGTCTTTGTGAGATGTGGAGCTTTCGGAAATACTTTTGGGCGCTCCATATCCTTTCCTTCCCCTGCTTTGTATATTGGACATGGAGTTCCTTTTGTATACCCGCCGCCTTGCCAGTCACAGATATGAACCTTACATTCTCGATGCAGATGGTTGATTGAGTTGATTACTGTTTCATATCCAATCTTCAGTCTCTTTGAGATTTCTCTCTTTGTAGCTGGTTCACCTTCCAATAGAGCCAGATATATCTTGTCCTTGGCTAACATGTTTCACCCCTTCTAGGAGCTTTAGATTTTTACGAGCTTTGTGAGTTGCTGAGTATTCTGCCTGAGTTTTTCGTTTTGGCCTCCTTGCATCTTCTGTTTCAAATCCCCAAGTCCAAACTCTGGCCGGGGCTCCGGCGGCGTGAGTCTTTCTCCACTCACAGACATAGATAAGTTTGCGAGCCTTGAGAAGTCTGAGATGTTTGCATACAGTTTCCAGAGTCATACCAGTGATAGCAGATAGTTCAGCTGCTGTATACTCTGAAGAGTTGAGCAGTTGGCATAAGTTAAAAATACCAACTGCTCTCACACTTACTTTATGTCTGATCTTTGGTGGGGCCATTCTTATCTGCTCTTTCCTGGGCGGCCTGATCGGAATATGCCAGGCCTTTGTATTTCTTAGAGAGCTTCTCTGCATTGGCTTGCAGGATCTGAGCTTCTGAAATATCATAGAGATTCATCACTGCCTGGATACCAAAGCGAAGATCCCCGAGTTCTTCAATAAGATTCTCTTTATCCAGAGGCTTGTTATAGATGATTTCTTTCTTAATTGCATCTACTAACTCTCCTGCTTCTCCTGCTACAAGCATTGCTGCATGAGCTTTCATCATATCGAGAGGCAGTGCTTTGAACAAGAGGGATACAAAAATGTCATAGCGAAGAGACTCTTTCTCACCGTCAGGTTTCGTAACAGATACCCAGCCAAATGCGCGACTCATTATTTGATCTCCAAGTTTTGTAAGAGGGCGATAGAGAGGATCTGTCTTGCTTGATGCTTGGCATCCTCAAGAGCATTATGAGGATCAAGATTAGCTGCAAGATCCACTGGCGGGAAGAGTTTAGCAATGGTTCTCAGGTCCCGGACTTTTGAATAATTCCAAGGAATCTCAAGTCCAACCTGTCTGTAAGCATGAGATAGGATTGAGATATCAAAGTCCGTACCTTTCGCCCAGATTGTTGAGTCTGCTGTCATGTGAGATTTGCAGAAGCTCGACAGGTTTCGCAGAGTTTCTGGGAGCTCTCTCTGTTCGGAACCTCGGAGCTTTGCATTACCTGTGAGCCACCATTGCAGTGTTTTATCTTCGAAAGTTCTTCCTTCTGCTAGCTGACTAGAACCCTCGAGTTCTTGATAGAATTCGTTTTCGAGTCCATGCTTACGAGAGAATACTACAGCTCCAATAGAAAGGATTACAGATGAGGAGGAGATCCCAAGAGTTTCGATATCAATAGAAATGTGGGAAGTCATAGGATTCTTGATCTTTCTTCTGCAGTTAGCAGATCAAAGTTGAGACACCAGGAATTGGATGGTAAGGCTCTTGCTCTCTTTGGCAGAAATCCTTTACCTTCCGGGACTTGTTGCAGCTTATCTGCTGCGATCAGATTCTGGAGAATGGTTGCAAGATCAGCTTGTTTTTCCAGGTCACCTGAAGTAGCTCTCCAGAAATCTCTAAATGTTAGAACATGATCTGAAGATTCAGCAAGTTGAATGATCTTGTGAGCTACGTCTGAGTTCTTGGATTTACCAAACTCTCCAAGAGCCTTTGGCATTGAGTGTTCAGCATAGGTTAGGATTGTGTTGGCGTAAATAACATCTCCTTCTGTAATGGTAGTTGATAAGCGCGCAGCGGAAACGATGAGACAAAGTTTAAGTAGGTGAGTGAAACGGCGAGTGAAATAGGATTCAAAGCGAACGTCAAATAGTTCTGGAGGATGTTCGTAAATTCTTGTGAGCAGAGCCTTTGCTTCAGTTGTAACTTGTGCTTGTCCGACTGCTCTTGTTCGTATGAGTTGAAGATATTGTAAGATTTCTGCCGTTGATTCTTTGGACGGCGGCTCAGGAAAAGCAAATCTCTTTCCAGATGGATCAGCGTATACGAGGAGAATACGGGAAAAAAATCCTTGCCCCAGAATTTCTGGAGGGAAAGCCAGGGCAAATCCGGTGGGAGTGTTACCTCCAAGGATGGAGATGGTTGGATTGTTGATAGAGATTGACTTCCCATTCTTAATCCGATTCGTGTAGGCCCCAGAATAGTCCCAGAGAGTTCCAAGCAGTGAGATAAATTCAATGTTTCCATTACCAAAGAAGTCGTTAAACTCATCCGCCATCACAAAAGTTTCTCGATCGGTGAGTTCGTTACCAAAAAGATCTGAGGATAAGAATTGTTCTGCTGTCTGTCCTTCTTCTCCAGTTTCTCCGGCCAAGTCTAGAAGGAATTTTTCTTTAGTTGTCTTGTCAGCGGCAATCGTATTGTATCCGATATCTATTAGATTCTTCTTCATCAGCTTGATGGCTGTAGATTTTCGAGAACCTGCTGAGCCAATTAGCATACAGTAGGTATTCGGATATACAGTGAAGTGCCCATGCTGAAAGTAAAACTGGCGGCCGAGCAATGCCCCAATACTAGAGATGGCAGACCAGCGGTGAAATACTGCCGGAGGTTCTGTCATCTCAGTATAGGCAAAATATCTGGAGAAGAAATCATCCCTCATGATTTACTCTGTTTCACTCCAATAAACAGAAGGCTTCCCTGGCGGGCCGATCTTTAGCGCCGCCGGGACTGTGAATGTTCTGTAATTCCCAGATACATCCTTGACTGTGACAGGAATCTCCATAAGTTCCTTAACTCGTTCAGCGTGATGTTCGTGTCCATGAGCATACGAGAATAAGATGCTGTCATGGATTTGGGCATGGAGCCTGAACGTGGTTGGGTTTGGTAACGCGACTTCATAGAATACCTGCATGAATGCTTCATTCAGTGTGCGAGCATTCAATGATTGCGGCGGATGAGAGATATAGGAATTCAAGACAGGCTTGGATTTTGATGGATCACCAAAGCAATATCTTGTCCAATCTCCCTCAGAGATATACTCTTTTGCAGAGAAAGCTGAGAGGTTATAGGGAGTGTGATGGAAAGCCCGAGAAGTAATCTTCCGAGTTGTTGCTACTTCATGAATGATGTGCGGGTAGAAGTTCTTGCGAAGAGAAGCATAAGTACGATGGAAAGATTCTAGAAGGTGAGAGGCAATTTTCAGAGGATCTGTGTAGGTTAGGGAGAGGAGCTTGGCCGCTTGCCAGATCTTATCCAATCCCATTGTGTCTACTAGAACTCCTGGGCCCATGTTATAGTTAGCTCCATGATTGACGCGCTTGGCAAGATCACGTAATGGTTTATCGAGAGTCTTTCCTTGTGCATCAGAGTAGATAGATTCGTATGGAACTCCGAAGAAGGATGAAGCATTAACAGAGTGAAAGTCCTTCTTACCTGAGACAGCTTCAATGAGTCTTTCATCTCCTGAAATGTTTGCTGTATCTCTGGACTCAGCTTGCTCAAGATCACATTCTCCAAGGTAAAATCCATCCGCAGCTCTAAGAGTTTGCTTAACTTCTTTTCCTCGTGGAATGTTCTGGATCTGGAGCCCGCACCAGAAAGCTGATTCTCTACTCGCCAGCCGCCCGGAGTCTGTTCCATGAGGATTGAGAGCGTAGAGAATTGTTCCTTTGAGTTCTTTTGCTCCACCTTCACCATTTGATTTTTCATCGTCTGCTGTTCTGAGATATGTTGAGCGTAGTTTGCGGAGGCCACGAATGTCTAGGATCTTGTCAAGAAGGAAACCATTTAGAGGATGACGCAAGCGAGCTTTGTTAATATCTTTTTCATTTGATGATGTAATATCTGAGCAACCAAGAATCTTGAGAAGAGTTTTTACTTGAACAGGGGAGCCAGGATTAAAGTTTGCTGCACCTAGACAAGCACGAAGAGAGGAAAGAGCGGCGGATTCTTTTGTATCCACTTCGGATCTGGCACTGGCCAAACGATCCATGTCTCTTATGATACCTGTGGACTCTGCAAGAAGACAAGGGAATACAAGAGGAAATTCAAGGATATAGTTCTTCTTTGCGTATGCTGGGAGCTTAAGCATTTGTAGCATCCAGACATTGGCAGTGGCCCAAGCATCCATCGCATTGTAACGATAGTATTCTTGTAGATCCTGAGTATCTGCCATGTCTTTCCAGTACACAACTGAACGCAGATAGAAAGCGTTAATAAAGGCAAGATCTTTTGGCAGTTCTGAGTAGATGCAATGCTGAAGATGAGCAGTGTCCCAGAGCCAGTTAGTTACTGGAGCGTTGAAGCGAAGGAAGTAGATGTTGTCATACTTTCCATTCTGGAAAATCTTGGCGGCAGGGAGAGAGTTTAACTTTCTCATCCATACGACTTCATACTCTGAGATTAGAGGAAGAACATATGTGCGAACTTTGACAGTGCCTGCGGGAGAGATAAAGATTCCTGCGTATGCTATGCAGCGAATAGCTAGATTCTTACGAGTCGTTTCAATATCTACTGCGATTGCATAGGCATAGGATAGATCATCTAATGCTGCCTGATATTTGGAGGGTTCTAGAAGAGTCCAGTTGAAAGGAGCTGGCTCAATCCAGGAAGCTGGAGAAGTTAATTTAGAGATGAAACGCTGAGCAAGGAAGCGACCATAAGGAACAGTGAAGATTTGTTTTAGTGGGGAAACAAAAACAATCTCAAGGTTCTTGTGAGTAAAGAGTGAGCCTGCGTAGTTATCTAGGGAAGGAGAACTATTCGCAGGAATAAGTTTGGAGAGGATGGCCGTGTTGGTTGAAACGATCTTTGTAATGTTCCTGGAAGCGCAGTACAGTTCCAGATGTGTGAGAAGAGAGATCTGATCCAAACATACAAAGGTTGGTAAATCTCCAAACATTCCTTTGAGCTGTGGAATATATTCTTTGTCCTCTGAGGTTCCAAGAAAAAGCGCACAGTCCTTGGGAGAAGCTGCTGCTTTTTCTTTGGAGGCTGCGGAAAGAAGTTTCAGTTTTTCTTGGAGATTCATAGGAATCAGGAAATGTTCTTGAGTTCGTGGCGGAGAATCTGTTCCATCCGAGCCAGGTGGACATCAGTTTCTTCTCTGATATGATTCAGTTCCAGGCCCAGGTCAAAGAGTGCCCACTTAAGATTGCTTCTGGCTCCTACAACTGTTAGCAACGTCCAGGCAAGTTTCTGTTGCTTGCGCTGCTTTCTTGAGTTAGCTGGAGGGCCGAACTTCTTGGGCTTAGGATATGGGGATGAGTTCATCTAGGTTCCTTTTCCTTTCTGGCGGAAAAGCTCCCAAGAACTTGTGATCCCTGGGAGCTTCGATCTATCTTAGGCTTCGCAAGCAACGATAGAAGTGTATACCTTATCCTTGTTCGTGCGATTCTCAGTAACGACAGAGCATTCCATTCCTTCGGTCTTCAGAGATTCGATCAGTTTGGAGACACTGCGATCATTGAAAACTGTTGCGGCCGCGGCGAGAATCATCTTGATATCTCCCTGACCGAACTTATTGGAGAGATCCATGCGGGCACGGAACTTGGTTCCTGGTTCCATCGGAGTCTCGTTAGGATCAGCTTGTTCCAGAGTCTCGATCAGAGTGCAGGCAGCGTAGAGAACAGAGGATTTCTTCTCATCTTGGATAAGAGTCAGCTTGACCGTATGTGCGCCTTGAACAAATGGAAGAAACTCGGGGCGATCTGCCAGATCATCAAGAGTGCCGTCGAGCAAAGAGGCCAAGTCGAATTCGGTATTGGACATGATTAGTTCCTTTAGAAATTAACGGAAGGGATTGAGATGCGGATGTTCAACAAAGTGAAGAATGTCTTTGGTGATTTTAATTACTTCATTTTCTAAGTCCTCCAAGGTTGAATTGTTTTTGAGTTGGTAGATATCTGGAACATCTGAGAGATCCAGAGATTCTGAAGAGTGAGTTGAGGTAGCTGCTGAGAGAGGAGTTGATAGAGTGTCTGATGTGAGGTAGATAATTGTTCCTGCCTGGCTGTGAATATAATCTACCTCTTCCTTGAATCTCACATCCGGGATGATTACGATATCTTGGTCATTGAAGATGTACTCATCTTTGTTTGTGAGCAGCAGATGCGTCCGATGTGCCCAGAAATTTTTTCCGAAGGCTGGAAGAAGTTTATGAAGCGAGTCTCTGAAAACTTCTGTGCCAAGGAACTGAGCAATCTGTCGAGGGGAAACTCCCCAAGAATCGTTGATAACTTCTTTCTTTGTGGAGTCATAGAAGTCGTCGATTGGGATACAAAAGGCTGCGGCGGCTGCATCTTTGAGAGGATCTGCGAAAGCGTGAATCCAACCAGCATATCCATAATCAGGAGAAGAGTAGAGAAATTCTGCGATCATTGTGGCCACAGTATCTTTTCCAGTTCCTGCGCGCCCGGCGATTCCAATGATATGAGCTGGTTTAGTTGTCTTCATTTCTTTACTCCGAGAGAAGATTTGATTGCAAGAAGAGATGAGGTTGCTTTAACTTCTTGTTCCTTGGCAGGGAGAGATACCTCACCTTTGAAGATAGGAACAAGAGATGGAACTGCTGAAGTTTCTAGGACATTACCAGATCGAGAACCTGTGAGGATGTTTCCGCTATAGGCAGTAGAAGAGCCTACAATATGTTTGCGATTCTTAACTTCACAGTAGTATACTTCGTCAAAGTATTTAGCTGTGTTTCTGGAGAAGGCACGAGTTCCAGAAGTTGGTACAAGTTTCATCTTTCCATCTTCCATCTCTACTTCTGTTTCATGAGAGATGCAGACAAGATTGAAAGGAGCCTGCTGAACATGGGAGAGAAAGATATCCATTAGCTTTCCAAGATTCCCATAGTCATCATAGTTCATCTTGTAATCATCCGGCTGACCTTTCGTGATATGCGAGATAGCCGAATTAGTAAGTTGTGTGAGTGAATCAAATACCACAATCGTATCACTTGATAGAGAATGTAAATCCACATTGACAACTGGTTTATTTTCCTTCGCACAGATAGCACATTCCCATTTGCCGTGAGCTTCACAAACTTTTCCTTTCATTCCTTTGATGAGCTTGATACAAGTTTCGATTGCTACAGGGAAGGAGCGAGTATCTGGGATTGAGATAACTTCAATTCGCTCTTGCCAAGGTTTCGGAAGTTTGAAAAGAGTTGAGATTCCGTTTTCAATATCAATCCAGAGAAGATTGAAGTGTTCTGAAAGTCGACCAGCCAGTTCTGTCTTTCCTGATTTGGATGGGCCGAAAAGAAGAACATGCCGATAAGCTGATTGGGTTTTATCTGAGAGTTTCATTACAGGTGTCCTGTCTTAGCAAGTTGAGAATCAATGAGCTGTTCGAGTGAGAGAACTATTTGGTACTCTGTTGTGTCTGCTTCGGCAGCAGTGCAAGGTTTAGTAATTGCGGAGGTGGAGAGAGTACAAGAGTTGAAATACTGGCAAGCTCTTCCAAAGCTCATACAATTCTCACCTCGCATCGGATAGAGTTCATTGGACTCATATGTTTTAATGGCTTCGATATCTAGCAAAGTTTCCTGAATCCATCTGGCTCGCTGAGAAAAAGATTTCGAGAAATAGATTGGATTGAACTCTCGTGATTTTGTTTGATAGACTAGATAAAGAACTTCGTATGAGGAGAGTTCAGGAAAGATAACATCTAGAACAACTGAGTATCCGATCGCTTGTGAAGAATGTTTATAGGTGGCAGGATCGACTGTGGAAGCGCCAGTTGTTTTGAGTTCCAGAACAACAATCTTTCCTGTTTCTTTGTGTCGCAAAACAGCATCTACAAATCCACGCACTCTGAAACCATCGGGAAAAGTTACAACGAAAGAGAGTTCACAGGCTGGCTTGTCTTGATAGTATACCAGTTCGTATTCTTGAAGAAATCCACAGGATCGAAGATGAAGAAATTTTTGCAAAGCTAGGATGGCGGAGAACAGAGATTTCTTTAGCTTCTCATCCTCTGCAAAGAGTTCTGTATGCCAACCAAGAAACATCTGAAAGATTATTTGTTCCTCTGGGACACCAGCAATCGCAGATTGGATAGCTTCCCCGACAACATGCCCGTATGCAAATGTGATGGTTGACTTGAGATCTTCTGCTGATCTTGCTGTTGTTCGTAGTCGATCAAGTTGGAATTTTCTCGGGCACGAGTGAAGCGTGAGCAGTGAGCTGTAACTGAGTTGGCGCACGCGATAGTCAATGCTTCCTTCATATCCTTGTTCTTTATAAGGAGAGAATGAAGCATCTGCTGCTCCTCCAGAGAATACAGCGTTGCTATTACTCTGCTGTACTGGTACAGTTGGAACATCAGAAGCGAGGAACTCGTCTGCGGAAAGCATGAAGATATTTCCTTAATGAGTGGAAGATGAATGAGTCCAGAAGGATTGGTAAGAACTGCTCTCGGTTCCCAGCCCAGCCAACGAGCAAGTTCATAGAACTGATGTGGCTGAATGGAAGGAAGGCAGTTAAGCAGAAGAAGAAATGCAGGGTTCATGGTTCACACAACCAAAATCTGCACCAGTCCAGAACTCTCCACCTTCCATATAGGAATACACAAGAGATGTTGGAGCGTACCCGTAATCTTCTGAGAAGTTACTGGAACCACAAAAACCGCCTGCACGGTACTCAGGCTTATCTCGCCACGAGTTAGGGTACTTCTCAGGTGCAGGAGTCCAGTGCTTGCAATCTTTGCAACGAGGGAATTTGAAGGAACTTTCTGCGTTCATTTGTTATCCTTTGTTCACTGGCTGCTCATGTCAGCTGTTAGGTTCCTTGAGCGTGCGCGACAAATACCGCTGAACAGCATCCTCGTGCGTGTCGCCTTCGATCATCACTTCATTTCCGCTCAAGTCTGTTTTCACCGGCCAGCGACGTATCAATCCGAGACACTCCCGCACTTTGCGTTCGCCTTTTTGCGCCAGTAGCGAGTCGGAAACAAAAACGGCCATCCCGTTTTTATGCCCAATCAGTTTTTTGTCGCCCATGCTCCCTCCAAAAGTGATTTAGAGTTCCTTAGAATGCATCTGCGCCCATCTTTGCAATACGATCTTTAAGAAGTTTTGAAGCTGAGGGTTTCTTTGCTTCTTTAAGAGCAGACTCAGAGAAGGTTGTCAGAGTGTGAGCCTGAAGACCTGAGACAATTGCTTTGATATCGGATTCGGATAGGAGAGTTACTTGCTCAGGATATTGGGAGAGTGTCTTATGGATTTTGGAAAGGAGAGTTGGAAGTGTTGGATGCTTATGTAACAAAGCAGCCTCAAGGGCCGCTACGTTTTCTTTGAGTTCAAAACCAATGTCCATTACATAAGCTCCTTCTTTTCTAAGACCCAAGTTTTTACAACCATCTCGGTATCAGTGACTTCTGAAATCTGAGAGATTGGGAACCATTCGGTTGAGGATTCATCCATAGGATATTCTTCGTTAGAGATTTCTGAAAGAAAACCATCTACTCGAAATTTAATAGCTTTGGGAGTATCAGAGAGTTTCTTTCCATAGACTCTTGTGAATTCAGGTTTTGCCATGAGAGATTCCTTTCATTTGAGAAGATCAGAGAGAGGTTTACCAAATCTGCGAAGGTCTACAATTCCAGTAGATTTTTTGATTGTGAGGGTGAAGGTGATTACTGAGTGAGAGATAGAATGAGATAGTACAGGAAAGTCAGGAGCGAGATCTGCTTTGTACATTATATCCATCCACTTCTCTTTCTTCACAGCTTTGATAATTCTAGGATGCAAGAGTCTATTAGCAGTGATGGAAACTGTTCCATCTGCTTTTAACTTTTCCCATATAGGATAATAAACTCTTGGAGCCTGGAAAGACATGAGGAATTTGTTGGTATCTCTTAGAGGATTTGAACCTCTGACCTACTGCTTAGAAGGCAGTTGCTCTATCCAACTGAGCTAAAGAGATGAGGAACTAAGGATGAGCAGTTTATTGTCATGCTCAGGACAGTGGGAATCTTACAGCAAGTTCACCAGGGTTTCGGTTTCATCCGCCTTCAGATAGGTTTCACACTTGCGGAACAAGAGTTCCAGAACATCTTGGAACTGTTCAGCATTGGGCGAATGCTCCATATACAGAGCCAGCTGACCTTTCAGAGTATTCAATGCAGCCTTGTTCGTGCGAATGATCGAGAACTTCTTGAGGTACACAGTAACAGCAGCAGCAATGGATTCCGGTTGTTTCTTGGTAACGCCGGGCATGATTTCCGAATAGTCTTTGGCAAAAGCTTCCCAGAGTTCCGGAGTAATTGCAGCACTGCGACGATCTTCGCGCGGTTGGTTAGCGATTGCATCCCAAGTAAAAGCCGAGAAGTCCAGAGTTTCTGCGGTTGCTTGTTCGTTATCTTGCAGGAAGGTGCGATAAGCCGAAGCAACGGTGTCATAGATTGCATCTTGCAAGAGTTGCAAACCATTGCCGCCTTTTTCCAGAATCTGGATGATACCTTCAACAGAAGGAACACCAGCTTTGAATTCAATAGCAGGACGCTGATTGCCCAAGCGATCTTTGCGATAGCGGAAACGGAAGTCAGCAAGGTCAACCATTGCATCGTGGTTTGCGGTAATGTCAGTCATTTTGTTTTCCTTTAAAGGATTGAGGATTGAGGGGAAAGAAGAAACCTTTTGGTCAGTGGTTTCGCTAACTGATGAAGAGAAGTGTACACGAGGCGGGGACAGGTGTCAAGCCCCCCCCTTGGAATTTTTAGGTTTATTTCTTTGGTAGTCCTTTTCCTTTCGTTGGCTCATGAGCAGGTTTTGGAGGCTCAGAGAGTTTGGAATACTGGGAGCACTGAGAGTATGTGTCCCAGGAAGAGCACGTCCATTTTGTTGGATCAAGTACCATCTTACCATTGAAATAATCCTTGATGGAGATGGCAAGATAGAGAGAAGTAAGGGAGGCACAGAGGAAAAAGAGAATGAATTGTTTATGATTCGTCATCTGAGTCTTTCAGCGAGTTGATATACAGTTCCTCTGAGTATTCATCATCTTGATGCATGTATTCATCAATGATGAGAGCTGCAAGAAGGATGAGAAGTAGAAGTGCGAACAGAATTTCCATTATGCCACCTCCTTTTGTGCCTTGCCTTTGAAGAATTCTGCTTTCTCTGCAAGAGTATTTCCTTTGACTCTTTGAGAAGCAATGCCTTTGGTTAGTCCGTCAGGTTCACAGATTACATAAAGTTCCTCACGAGCACGAGTCACGGCTGTGTAAAGAAGTTCACGAGATAGCATCTGAGAATGAGAATGATGGGTCAGGAAAAATACTCTGCGCCATTCTGAACCTTGAGCTTTATGAACAGTGAGAGCATATCCTAGCATCATTGCATTTACTTCAGCTGCTTTGGAGATTTTAACTTCTGATTCTGTGTTAAGGAGTTGAAGAGTTATTGTGTGGGAAGATTGGCGGACTCGCTCTTCTGATTTGGAGGACTGAGCAGCAACTTGAGAGAGAATGAAATCAACATCTGAATCTGGTGGAGCTTCGGTTGAAGAATCCATTCCCCAGTAATCTAGGAAAGGAGATTCTTTTGCAGGAATCTGGCCAGTGTAGGAGAAGTTATGTTCGATCTTTGTAATGATTGCGTCCTCTCGATCATACATTACACGATCACCAACACGATAATAGTATTTCTGAAAGCCTGCAATGATTTCATATACAGGGGCATCGGCGGCTTTTGCTAGGGCGTTGGCAATGATCTTATTTACTTCGATTGTTCCGAAAGAAACATTGAAAGGAATTAGGATCATGTCCTGGGCTGGATCATATTTCCCAGCCTGGAGAAGTCCTGGGATTTGTGTTCCATCGGAGCGAGTTTTACCTACAAAGAAATGTCCAGCAGCTTCAAGAGCGTGTTCCCATGCAACTTTCTTTTTCCATTCTGTGAGAGTTAGTTCATTAGCTCGATTGAGAGAAGAGAATTCTGTATGAGGCAGAGGTTTTCCTGAAAGAATACGATGGGCAAGAGAGATGATTGGCGATTCAAGAGCCTGTCGATAAACTTCTGTTAGCTCAATAACTGGAAGTTCCAACATTTTAAAGCCAAGGATTGCCGGGCCAAAAACAGGTGGAAGCTGTTGAATATCTCCAAGATAGATCATTTGAGGAGCATGAGGTAAAGCAGCTACAAGTTTTGCATGAAGATCAAGATCAAGCATTGATCCTTCTTCAATGATAACCGTATGGATGGAAGGTGGCAGAGGATTCAAAGCTGTTCTTGCTGGTTCGAACACCATTCGGGTTGTTTCTTGTCCAGTTGTTGGGTTGATATCTTTGTAATAAACTGGCTGATATTCTAGAGCTTTATGAATTGTGATCGCATTAGCTTGGAGATCAGCAGGAAGATTACGGCGAATGTTGTTTACAGCAATTCGAGTATAAGCACAAATTAGAATTCCAGGTGTTCCATCTGAGAGATATTTGTGTCCACCTGCGGATAAGATACCTGCCCGGCCAGAAGAGATAAGAGCTTGACAGACAGCTTTCTGACAGGTTGTTTTACCAGTACCTGCGGCACCAATAAGCACTGCGCTAGAACCGGAGGCTGCAAGAGAAACAAAAGATTGTTGAGCAGAATTTAGAGTGATGAGTTTCCCATATTTATCATAGATATGGGAGTTATAGGTTTCTTGAGGAAGAAGATTGTCTTGGACGATTTCAGGAGATTGGGGAGATTCTGGAGATTCTGATTGTTGCGCGTGTTCCCGCGAAGCTTTCATTTTTGCTAGAAGCTCTGAGAGTCTGGAAGGAGAGATTGAACTCATTTGTGTTCCTTAGTATCCGGCTTGATGATTACAAAACCATGCTTGGATTCAGATGGTTTGCGAAAGGAAAGAAGAACTTTCTGAGCTGGATTTCCTTGAGGAGAAAATGTTTGCCAGAAGTTATAGCGAGGATCAAGAAGAATGATATATTCTATTCCATAATGAGTTAGAACATATTTATTCTGTCTTGATTGTGTGAGAACATATGTGAGTTCCCAATGAAGAACATAGTATTTCTCTAGTTTGGTTGAGATATCTAGAGGAAGACAGAACTCTCGTAAGAGTTTGGAGTATTCGGTTGTGGAGAGATTCATTGTGATGCCCCGTACTTCTTGGCCATATCCCAACGGAGCTTGGCTTTTAGGTAATCGAACTTTGTTTTATAATTGATTTCTTTTGGTTCTTCTTCAGGAGCAGAATCAATCAATGCTCTCATATTTGCGGCTTCATGAGAAGTTTCTTGGGAAAGAATGGTGAAAGAGTTGACAGGAGATTTGGAGAGAACAGAATGAGAATCTATTCCAAGGAAATTTATCAGCTTGGAATTGGCTTTTCTCAAGCATTCAAAGAGAGCGTGAGAATGGAGAGAGCCGATAGGAATGTTGGTTTCACAATGTTCAAGGAGTTCCTGGAGATCTTTTCCATTGAGAAGATAGATGGATTCTTCTTTAGCGCATCGAATGATGATTGTTTTCCAGTAATCTGATAGAGATACAGGAAGAGATGAGATTGGGGAAGTGATATTGAAAGTTGGAAAGTCTCCAGCAACAGCGGCCCAATCTGCTATTTGTTTTGCATATGATTTAATCGGGCGATGTTGAGAACGGATGAGACGAGATAAGGCGAATTCTCTTTGTGCAAGTTTCCGATTATCATAGTCTCTGAACTTTCCAGATTTGAATTCTTGGAAAGAGGATTCCCAGATATCCAGCCAAGTAGAAACATTAGAGAGGTCTTTGGTTTCTGGGGAGATAATGAAAAGAGGAAAGACTTCTTCAGGATTTGGTACAGAATTTATGCGAGAAACAAGGATAGAGAGTTTCTCCATTGTCTGAGCAATGATTTGGGAAGTGAGTTCTGTACGAATTGCAGGAACTCTGAATTCTACAAGATCGGTAGATTTTAAGATGGAAAGATATAGAAGGTAAGAATCAATGGGAGTGAGTTCAGATGCTGCCCACTTTCCAAGGAATCCTAGAAGTCTCTTTTGTGGAACTTGAAAGATAGGATGGCAAGCTTCCCGAGAATGCAGAACTCCTGGAAAATGTTCACATGAGAATTCTAAAGAAGAATAAGAACAAAGAACTTTCATTTTTTAGGCTCCAAATAAAGAATTAAATTCCGCTCATGAGTTTAGATTCATAAGCAGATTCTTCATCCATTGACATAAGTTGTTTATCATAACGATATTCATCCACCGCTGCTGATTCTGAGAGAGAAAGATTCTTGTATCCATTCGTGTTGAACTCTGCCAAGAGAGATTCAATAGGAGCAGAGGATGCGGCAGGATTGGGAGAAAGAATCAGAGATTCTAGAGAAGGCTTTAGAGACATGTTCTCTTTTCTAAAACCTGATTCGATCTGAGAGATGAAAGATTCTAGATAACGAATAAGAGAATGAGATCGAGAATCTTTGGAGGAGCGAAGGACAGAAACAAGATGTTGGAGTTCAGAAAGAGTGAGATATGGACGATATTTTTTGATACTCATTTTAGCCCCCGGTCTACTGCATTCGTAAAAGCCTTAACAGCGAGTATAATTTCGTGCTTTCTTTGTTTCTGAAGTTTGGAAAGTTTTTCATCGCACAGACTGGCGTTTGTTAACATTGCATACTGTTTCAGATAAAAGATTACATCTTGATATGACAAAATCACATCATCATTTAGAATTGTTCGAGACATCATAACTCCTTTTCAGCAATCATATCTGCAATGAATTCTTGAATGTCTCGGTTATAATCCAAACAAGTTTCAATAAATACTCTTTTGTATTCATGGATATGATGGATCTTTTGTTCTTTGGAAAGAACACGAGAGTTCATTACATGATGTAATGATTCGTGCAGATCATTGAGAAGTTTGATTTTTGATTCGAGTTTGTGTGTTTTCATGGCTGGAATTCTCCGAGCATCATTTGAGAACTGGGCCAGTTAGAATCTTGATAATCTTCCCGTGATGAATATGCATGAGACATCAGAAGATCATCTCTTGAGACATAAAGAGATTGGGGAACAAAATTTGTGTCTGAATAGAAATTCCGGATATGTTCTTGTTGAGCAATCGAATGGGCTTTAAGAAACCAGATTCGAGAGAATTCAAGATAGGATTTTGTTCGGAATTCTTGAGGAATTTCTATGATTTGAGAGAATTCGGGGGAGTCTGAAAAGATCATGATATAGGTTCCTTTAGATGATGCAAAAGTGCATCCATTTATCCACACTTAAAATATGGATAAATGAGACACTCTATAGGGAAAGGTTGTTATTCTGTCTGATAGGTCTTTGCCAAAGAAATGATTGTGTTTTTGTTTTTGTTCCAGAATTCTAAAGCGTTTGGAGACATTCT